GCGGAGCTGATACAGCAGTGCGTGAGGGAGAACGCCCATGTTGCCCTTGACCAGACGGAATACCAGGCAAGGTATGATGGGCTGGCGGAGCGGTTCGACCGGACGAAGGCACGGCTGGATGAGGTCGGAAATGCCATCACAGAGAAGCAGGCGAAAAAGGAACAGATAGAAAGGTTTCTTGCCGAACTGGAGCGGCAGGATGGCATGGCTACGGAGTTTGATGAAGAGCAATGGTACAGCCTGGTTGATTTTGTCACAGTTTTTAATAAAGAAGATATCCGTTTTACCTTTAAGGACGGGACGGAGATAAAAGTGTAAATCCCCTGTGTTCACAGGGGATTTTTAGTGGAAATTGAAATTTATAAAGATAGAAGGATCTGTGAAATGGTCATTTACTTTAATATGCGATAATTATTGTGGAGATATTCTAAGCAAAAAATAGGGTTGTTTAGTAAACCAAATATTGCCATTTGCAGATTACTTTTATCATATTCACTATTAAATTTCAATGTGTCATTTGGAAGTATCTCTAATAATTTTTTGTATGCTTCAATATCAGAACATTTTCTTGTTCGTTGACTGAAAGGATTAATAATAAATATATTACAATAATTTTCTAACTTCCAAGAATCGAAATCTTTGAGATATCGTAGGTGTCCTTCAACAATATTAGTTAAATAAATAACGTCAACTTTATCAAAATCAGAATGTTTAATCTCATTATGATTTTTATCAAAAAATTTTCCTGTAAATTGATCTGTAAAGATTCCAGTATATGGATTGCATAAATATCCCCAATAATCATTCATTTGATGTGATGCAACTGACAAAGCTAATACATTTATAGATTTTTCTTCAAAGGTGAATTTTGTCTGCCCTGATTTTAAATATTCTATAACTTTATTATCATCTATTTTTGTTTGTTTAGATGCAGTATATTTTCCTTGTGAATTACTAATTATTTTTTGAGCAAAATTATCGGTTGCTTTTCCTAATTTTTCATCTTGTATTTCTTTTTTATCAAAGACACGAAAAGGTATTGTAATATTAAGAACGGATTCATCCTTCTTCTCTATTTGATTAGGAGTTTTAACTTCGATATTAAAACGATATCCATCTTTTAAGATTTGTATATCAATATCTGAATTATTATTCTCACTCTTCGTGTGCAATTGTTTATCGATTTCAAAATCATAATTCATTCTAATTGAATAGAGCCAGAACATCATTTCTGATAAACCTTGAAAACATTTGTCTCTATTATATGAGCCCAATAGCTGTAGTTTATTGCAAAACTTGTCTACACTCTTAGATGATGTAAGAATTCCACCTTTGTATAATAACGAGACATTATTCCAAAAAAGATTAAAGTATTCATCGGGCATATGCTCGATAAGGATATGTTCATTTTGTTTCATTAATTGATTGTATATTTTATTTTTGATTTGTTCCTCAGTAATGATAAACACCTCTTTTCGCTTTAATTGTTATAAAAAAAACATTTCTCAAATTCTGTTTGATTGAGTCCGATCTGTTGAATACATAATACCACAATAATATGGATATTTCTACCATGTCATTCAACTATTACCGATTTGAACCCTCCCCCTACGGGGCAAAATCAAAAAGTATACCAAAATCAAAAGGTTAAAGGCAAAATCGAATTGTATCAAAGACAGCGTTTACATAGACGACGGATTCTCAGGTACGAATTTTGACCGTCCAGGCTTTCAGCGGATGATTGCCGATATTGAAAAAGGGCGTATCAATCTGGTCATTACCAAA